CCACCGTCAAACACACAGACGCCCTTCTCACTCAAACGAGACGCTAGCTGGTCCCACTGGCTGAAACAATTGATGCCCGGTGCCATGCCACACTGCACGTTGAGAGTCATGCACGCCACTGAAAAAGCGGAAAAGTATTGCCGAAACACAAGAGTGTAGTCCATTGGCGCAGCTGCAATCAAACGAGTAGCGACTTTCTCGACCTTGTCCGGAGATCGCAGCTCATCCTTCAGAAACTGTAAGAACGTGTGAGACAAACGCACCCCACGCTTGGCACAATCTTCTATGTACGAACACCGAGCGCGCAACTCGACGCACTGAGCGCCTGTCAGGTCATACGCTTCGCCCGTACCAAAGAAGTCAGTTTTACCTGACTTATGGTCTAGGACGTAAGGATAGCCTGGAGACGTATCACGTGGAATGCTGCGAAACTTCTCCGTCACCACGCCAGTAACGGCTTCGTCAAACGTGTATATACAACGCGCACGTGTGGTCGACAAGTTCATCATGGGCATCATGGCCGTATAGACAGCATGCCGAAGCCACGGCTGCTCATAGTACACGACAGGCGACGCATAGGGTTCAACTGCTTTATTCATCGGGTAAATCCACTCCCCGCCTCGCAGGACAGGACCCAATGGAGCTGGGTGGTAGTCATAATCGCCCAACGTCCCATACTCAGGCGTGACAAAAAACGAAGTCTTGGGGCTAATGCTGGGCGCCTTGTCAACACGGGCGATGGGGAGGAAACTGCCCTGGACCTCAAATGGCAACACGTGACACGAATGGTAAACAATGCCCCTGTCAGCCAAGTCTTTGAGGCTCTCATCCCGAATTATCTCAAGCTTCTTGATCGCCTCCTCTATGAGCTCCTGGGTGACGGGCGTGGCATACCCCTCACCAAGGTTCGTGATGCCAGCAAAGTGCAAACCCATGCAAACGCGTCCACTAAAACGAGCAGGATCTAACACACACAGTGGCGCACCACAATCGCCATTCTCAGTCGAAGCGTCGTACTTGAGGTAACGGTCAACGCACTTGTCGCCCATGTACAGACGCTTGCCAACGATCAAACGGCGGGACACGAAGACCTTACGATCGACACCCCCATAAAACTTCCCGCGTTGCTCTACTGAACACACATCAAGCCGCACGGGATGCCCACCAATGAAACGCAAGTCCGCCTCCTTAAAGTAATTGGCCACAACGTTGCGATGG